TCCGGCATCCTGGGCCTGGGTTGCGGCGAACATCATCAGATGCCGCCGGGTCGACTCCATCGCTTCCTGCGTGCCCTGGCCGCGGCCGATCCGGCCGACCGTCTGATGGGCAGGCAACGCGAACAGCGTTTCGAGCGGACGGCCGTCGGAAGCGACCCCGGCCAGAGCGCGCGGGTTGGCCTCACGGACGGGGAAGTCCAGACCCTGTTCGCGGACGATCGAGGCGGTGTAGGTGGAACCTGTCGTTGCGGCGGCGGCCTGCCCGACAGCCACGTCAGCGACCGCCTCAGGAAGGAGCTCGGCCCACGAGTCGATGATCGCGGACGGGTCTACCTGCCGCCAGAGACCGGCAACCCGTGCCGCCGTCCCGGCAGCTGCGGTCTGCAGCTCATCATGGAACGACGAGGCAACCTGCTGGACGGTCACTCGCCACCGTCACCGAGGCCGGTGCCGCCCATGAGTGCGGCGACGTCACGCTGTGCGGCCTCCTGCAACTCTTCGTTCTTCAGACGGATGATCCGGGCCGCATCGGTCGGGGATACCCCGTACTCCTCGATCAGGTACTTGAACGGGAACCCGGCCTGCCGGAGCTTGATGATCTTGTCGGCGACCTGGGTCTCCGACCGGGACTCGGCGTCGCGCCACAGCACCTTGCCGGCCATGATCGCGTCAGCCTTGCCGCGGTCGTCCTTGGCAAGCGCCACGAGCCGGAAGATCTCCTGGATCCGCGGGCCGAGGAACATCTGCTGCTCCTCGACCTTCTTCACCAGCCCGGACTCGGCGGCGACCAGCGCCTCCGCCGACAGGTTGGCCATCTTCCCGACCAGGTAGTGCTGCGGGGTACGGGTCTGGGCGGCGACATGGCCGACCTGGACCTCGATGATGTCGGTGAACTGCTTGAGGTCGGCCGCGTCCCACTGGTCGATGCTGGTTTTCTGGCCGGTCAGCCACACGACCCGGTCCTGCCCGAACCTTTCGAGCGGCACGTCACGTTGGCCGACGACCTGGCCGTCCTCGTCCAGCACCGGGATCTTGGGCTTGTCCTGACCCATCACGACACGCTGCGGGAAGCTGGCGAAGTCTGCGGTGGTGAACAGGTAAGCCCACAGCAGGTTGATCGCATGCTGCATCGAGCCGACCCCGGCCACCTCGGACACCGCCGTGCCGTCGAGACGTGGACGGTTCGGCAACTCAACGACCGGCACCTCACCCATCGGGTTGCGCTGCGGGTTGGGTTCGTCCGGCAGCTCCCGAGGCCGCCACCGGATCGGGTCCTTGCCGGGGATCTCGAGCTCGGCGGCGTTGGTCAGCCGCTTGAACTTCCACACCTCGTCGGCGAGGTAGAGGGTGGCATGCTCGACATGCTCGTCTTCCTGCCACACCTTCAACGCGGCAGTGCGCTTGCGGTGCGACCCCGGCTCGTAGGCGACGATCACCTCGGACGGCGACTCGAACGTGACCTCCACCGGATCGTCACCCCAGACCAGGGCGAACGACCGGCTGGCCACCTGGACGTCGATGAACGCCGCCGAGGACTCCGCATCGCCGCCGTTGACCTGCCAGACCCGCCACAGCTCGTCGTCAGGTGCGGTCGCGTCCGGCATGCGGATACCGGACAGCACCAGCCGTTCAGCCGGAGAGTTGGCGACGACCCCGCACCAGTTATCTGCGAAGTTCGCGTACCGGTCGGCGTGTAACTTCTCCCACGTATCCGACGCGAACACGAGCCGATGCTGCCCGTTGTAAAGGTCATTCCAATCGTTGATGTGCCGCTGACGCTGCTGCAGCTCACGGGCGAGCCGCTCCACCAGCCGGACCGCTGCCGTCTCCGAGATCGGCATGCGTCCTCCTGGTCAGGCGGTGTAGGCCCACTCGGGCTCGTCGATGCCCTCGCCGGCCGCGACCGCGTCACTGGCGGCTTCATGGGCGAGGACCGACGACATCGCCGCGTCGATCTTCTGGGTTGGGGAAGGCTTGGCCAGCACGTACCGGTCGCCGGGCCGCGCAGCCTTGCGCGCATTGCCGACATGCAGGCCGGTGACCTCGCAGCCGTCGTGCTCGAACCGTCCGGTACGCAGGTCGGTGACGAACCTGGTCAGCGCGGCATGCATCGGCTTCGGCCGGTAGGTCTCCCAACGGATGAAATGCTCGTCGCCGTAGCGGACCGCCCAATCCTCAACCTCGGACACCCACCCGGGCGGGTCGCAGTAGATCCGCACCAGCCGGAAACGCTTAGCGATCTCCGCCCAGGCGGCATGCACCTCGGACCGCGGGATCTCCCCGCCCCACTCGGCCGGGTTCCAGATCGTCGGCCGCCGGTCAGGACCGTACGTCGGGGTGAACTGGAACCCGTCGAGCGTCTCGAGCCGGATCACCGTCCAGTCGTCAGTGTCCGAACCGTCGAACCCGCCACACACCGCAGCGCCGTCGTCGACCTCACGGTCACCGAGCCCGCCAGACCACAAGCCGTCCTTGAGCCAGGTCCCCTTGCCCTGCACCAGCCGGTTGCCGAAGAACCGTTCGGCCTGGGCCGGGTCGTGCTCGAGGAGCTCGGCCGCCTCAGCTTCGATCGCGTCCAGGTCGACGTGCTCGGACCCCTCGTAGACGTGCCGGTGGATCCGCGCCCTCTCGCGCTTGTTGCGGTAGGACAGCTTCGCCGGTGGGAGCCGGTGGAACCGCCAGATGTCGGGACGCAACGACTCGGCGGTGCGCTGCGCGGTGGAGTCCTCGGTCGGATCCCACGCGTTGGTGGTCTCCATCGCCCGGCCGCCCATGCCGGCCAGGCCGCGTCGCATCGTCTCGGCGACACCGAGCATCCTGTTCTGCTTGGTGTAAACCCCGGTCTCGTCCTGCAGCGCGAACGTGATCGGGTTCCCCAGCCGCGACGTCGCACTCGAAGTGACCACGTCGATGCGGCCGTCGTTGGGAAGCCGGATGAACTGCTCGCCGACCTTCATCTGCCGGCCGAGCTCGCCGCCACGGATCATGGCCTGCAGAGGCCGGTACACGTTGTCGGTCTAATCCTCGGCCTTGGCAACCAGCTGGATCAGCGGGGTCGGCCACGGACGGCCCATCGGCTCGTTCGGCTGGTACTCGTACCCCCACCCGCAGCGGCAGCCATGATCGGCACAGTCGTACGCTTCGCCGCCCTCAGCCCACCCATCGAACACGGCCGGCCCGACCGCTTCGGTCGCGATCAGCGTCGCCGACCAAGGACCCTTCCCGGTCTTCTGCGGAGCAACCGCCTGGGTGCGCCGATACTCGAACGCAGTTGAGAGCTGCCCGACCGTCGCCTTCGGCCTGACCCGATAGTGGTTGACGGTGCACCACAGCTGCCACCGGTACATCTCGAACGGGTCGCCCTTGCGGAACCCGTCGGGGACACTGCAGTGCGCCTCGACCCAATCGGCGATGAGGAACCCGAGGGTCGGCCAGGCAACGACCCACTCGTCGGTCGTGCTCTCAGGCATCCTTGACCACGGTCAGCTTCGCCCTGGACGACGACGATGTCCTGGCCGGAGCCTTCTGCTGCTCCTCGGTGACGATGGTCCACCGGTTGGCTCGCAGCCCCGGCGTGGTCAGCCCGAGCGAGTCGGCCATCTGCCGCACCAGCGTCGACAGGTTCGTCGGCGACATCCGAACCTCGGCCTCACAGAACCGGCGCACGTAGATCGCGACCACGTCTTGCTGGCCTTCCTCCTCCCACACGACCGCCTGCGGCTTCTTCCACAGCCGGTTCCACACGGCCCGTTCCCGCTTTGTCGCCGTGGTCAACGGCCAGGCCGGCGGACGTCCACCGCGACCCGCGGCGGGGAGCTTGCGCCACTCGTCGCCGTCACGCTCGCGGCGGAGGGCCGACGGGTCAGGTGCCGGACCCGATCTCGAACGTGCTCCGCCCTTCGCCACAGCTCATCTCCTCGGTGGCGTTGCGCCACGTCGGCATCCCGGACGCGTTGCACGTCACGGGCCACACATCATCACTGTGTGTGATGGTCGGGAAGTTCTGAACCTGACA